GCGTTCCAGACGACATGCAGAAGTACGATCACGCTTTATGACACGAACAAATAAACGTAAGGTGTCGGTTAGTATCCGCACCTCAGGTTCGGTATCCCAGATGGGATACCTCGTTCCTGCGGGTGGATACTTTCCGTTGGCTGGGTCTCATAATGGTACTGAGACTCCGCTACTGGGACCATTCCAGTACGACTGGCATCGGAATCGGTTCTCTCCGTTAGATCGGAGAGATATCGAGACCGAGTCTCTCGTACAAGGACGGTACCCTAACAACACCGATTCTCAGGTTAGCCATTCCTGGATAATTGGTCATCTTTCGCTCGATACTCGAACGGAAGTATATCAATTACCCAAGTCGACTATCTTTGAGGATTTCGGTGACGCCTCCGTTTATGTTGTTGAGGGAGCCGCGGTTGTAAACGTTGATGAGTCAGGCGAACGCCTTGACACCATCAATCGTTTCAGTTGCAGCGGTGTGGGAATAGTTTCTACGCATCCTCCGTTACTTACGGAGTATAGCGTCACAAACTATTACCGCGATCCCGAGCGCGACCCGCCATATGGCGAGGACGAGCTTGGGATTCCGTTGTACCTGTATATCGCATCTCGCGGCAAGGCTACTCGTGTGGTGTTTGAGCCCGTTGAGAACGGTGAGCAAACATCTCTCGAGTCGGTGGAGATTGTGTTTAATGGTGATGAAACACTCAGCGAAGGCCGAGTGTCTCTTCCTGTTAGACATAATGTCCTTTCCGGCGGTGAAATCTGGGAATGGGAAGAAATCGTTGAATTCGAATTCTTTCCCATCGAGCCAGCTTTCACCGTGCCTTTTGATTCCCCCAACGGCACCTGCCCCGCGATAGAAACTATTCGTGCCAGGCTTGCCTGGTTCGTTAGTCTCTGTCGAGCTCAGACCCCGTCAGACGGTTGCTTTTATGCAACGTTGAGTGCTGTAGAAGCTTTCCGCATTCTACACATCAACGGTCTGGCGTTTGTCTCGGATGCAATTGCCCTGAAAGGGTTTTTGGATCCGCTGATCAAACTTCTTAAGAAACCATTGGTTATTAAGAATTGGTCTCAGCTCATTTTGTGGCTTAAGTACGGTGTCAAGCTTTCCATACAAGACTATAAGGCCCTCGGTGAGGCCCTTATTAGTCTTAGGAAACTTGCCAGAAACCTCCGTAAGTATCGCGAAATTCGCCAACACTTACAAACGAGGTACGGTACTTTCCACGAACCGATTGATGTTCGAGACGATGATGGTAATACCATCATCCTCGGCACCCATCGGTCTAATGCGCGGGTATGTGCGTGGCCCGTCTTCCCTAAAGAGGTAGACGACTTAACTCTACTACTTTCGGATCTGGATTTCAGGATCACAAGCGTTAACGTTTGGGACCTGTTTACCTATTCGTTTGTAGTAGACTGGTTCGTGGGCGTTAGCGACCTTCTCTCCCAGGTAGATTATACCATGGTGGAGATTGATACGCTTAAAGTCCGCGAACTAGTGCACTCCGCCCGTAATAAGGCTAGTGCTGTTAAGAGTGCGTTTTACACTCCAGAGACTCCTTTCCGTGGAGTCCTCTGGATGGAAACGTACGACCGCTTCGTGTCATTCAAGTTACCTGCTCCGCCTTTCAGACTTGGTGCCCCTTCCTACCTAAGACATTGGTGGGAAGAAGTCCTCATCTACTTGTCGAGGCGGAAATGACAAGGTACGGATGTTGGACTACACTGACCCGGACAGTATCCGGGAGCGATGTGTTGAAAGCATCGCATATTCCGCGATTACGCGGAGGGAGGTATTCATTATGAGTATGGATGTCGTAGGTCACGACACTCCAAGCGACCCTGTCGTTGTTCGTGACCTCTCCGCGGCTCCTCTCAACTTCGGCCTTGATTGGCGCGTCGTTCGAGAGGTACCCGGCGAGGTCTTGTTGACGAACATCAATGAGGCTATTGCTTACCCGGAGAATCTCCGGTTCGCAGTAACTGAAATTGCTGACGTCTTCAAGGGCACGACGATGGAGGTCCCTACGGTGAGTGCAAACTTCACCAAAAAGGGAGCCTCTATCCTCGTGCAACTGACACGGGCCGTCCAGGAGGAGAATTCAGCGGGAAATTTCCCGGTGTCCGCCCACCTGGTGCTCAAGCTGCCGTACGCCGTTGACCCAGATCCGGCCGGTATTACATTACTTATCGGCCGACTTCTGGGCAGTCTCTATGAGACTGACGAGAACTCTCTTAGCGGGGGAACCCGCCTTGAGAGTCTCCTTCGCGGCGCACTGACGCCTCGGGACCTCTAACAAGAGGATCTTGTGGCGCCTTACCTCCCTTAGCGTAGTCCGAGAGGAGGCTACGTTGAAGACGCAACAACTAACCTTGGTTTCCAAGGTTAGGGGCTACGTGCATCAAGTGCGTAACCAGCTGCCGTTCCTTCTGGGGGGTAACCTGATATCCGATGACAATAGGCTCATTTTTGCCCGTTGTCTCGAATCCTGGGTATTCCTCTTAGAAGACCTGATGGTTCGCCTTGGGTTTTCTGATTCATCGCGCGATGCAAGACGCAACAACTTCGTTGCGGCGCTGCTCGTGACAGATGTATCAGAGACCCTTCGCTATCTCGATAGTGTTGCTGATGCCTTAATTAAGGCCAGCTCTGGTTGTGAGGGTTTTCAACTCCCTCACCTCCAGGCACTAGATGGTTCATTCGTTGAGCAGAGATTGTTATCTCCTATCAACGTCGCCATCTACGGTTGCTTATCGGCAGTCGTAACGAGCGAGAAGGCGAGCTTCCTAGCGATATGCCTTCAGTTCCTTCGTTTTCCTCGTAAACTAGAATTCAAGTCCATTGGACTTGAGATTTTAGCACTTGAGGATTACATGCGAACTGAGGGTGAACTCGCAACCATGGGCCCTATTGATCCTAAGATAACCCTTGAGTTATCAAAGATCATACACGGCTGGTTTCATCGGTTTGAGATAACCGATTTGAAACCCTCGCATGGTCCAGGTTCGGTCTTCGAAGGGCCGTTGAGCTTAACTGAGAAGTTTGAACGGTTGGGCTGCGATAAAACCATGCAAATGGTTTTACGCAACCACTCGTTCCCTTCCAGCTATCTCAGCTTCTACCCTTTGTCAGTGTGTACGAATATCGAACGCACCTCGCGAACGATATTCGTGCCCAAGACTGCCTCTAAGTTACGAACTATATCCATGGAGCCTTGCTCATTACAGTACATCCAACAGGGTGTTATGTATGAGCTTTACGACTTCATAGACCGTCACCCTTACTTAGGATGTCGGGTTCGCCTTAGAGACCAGGGACAGAATCAGGTTTTGGCACTCGAGGGATCGAAGTACTGTACTTACAGCACGGTCGATCTCTCCCATGCCTCTGATTCTGTTTCTTGGAACTTGGTCAGGAGCGTATTTCGGTCTACTCCCCGCTTATATAAGTGGTTAGTCGCAACGAGGTCCACCCGGACCTTGTTACCGACCGGAGTAGTCCATAGGCTCGAGAAGTATGCACCGATGGGTTCGGCTTTATGCTTTCCCATTGAGTGTATACTCTTCGCTGCTATGGCGGAATACGCATTGGGGCAATGTTGTACATGCCGTAAGTCGGACTTTCCGATTTATAGCGTGTATGGTGATGACATAGTTATTCCTACCAAGGCTGTCGGCGTGCTCGTAAGAGTACTCCGTCTTTGTGGGTTCACCGTGAACACGCGTAAAACGTGTTTAACGGGGATTTACAAAGAGTCCTGTGGTAAAGAATACCTAGGGGGAAGTGATATTACCCCTCTCTACTATAGAACGCCGTTCTATAGTGGTCATGTCTCACCAAGTGCGTATGGGTCTTGGTGTGGTAGCGCTAATAATGCGCTGCTCCACCGCTTACCTATCTACAGGCGACATCTTATTTCTAAGATTTTGTCTGTTTTCAGACGTTCGGGCCCTTACTTCGGTTACTCACCGGAGCAAAGTCCCGTGTTGTATAGCCCTGCTCCGACAAACTTTCATGTGAAAGCGCGTTGGAATCATGACTACCAGCGGTCTGAAGGTAAGTTTGTCTCGGTCAAATCCAGACCGAGGAGTGGTCTCGCTACAGATGATACGCTCGCGTACTTCTGTAAGTTAGTCGAGTTGGCAAAAAGACCTCTCAACGAGAGGCCTCATGCTACTGACGAGGAGCCATTCCCCTTCGCACCTCATGGCTGTGTCGAGTTCTTCAGCTCGACCACCGCTCCCATAACACCGCGCTGTCAGCATTCTATGCTTAAAGCGCAGGATTGGGACGGTACGTAAACCGTAGCCAGGGACCTCGGGGGCGACTCTTTCGCCCGACTCGTCTCGGTGTTTATGGTATTGTTGTCATTTAATACTTGGCAACTCTCCATAACTGTTGGCGGGGAGGGTATTATTATTATAGATGATATAATAATAATAATAGATTATGGGGTTGGAATTTCCCATAATGCAGAGGCACTCGAAAGAGCGCCTCCC